TATGCTGTGTAATCTTCTCTTGGTTCTAATGGTAAAAATGCTTCACTATTTTCTCTAAGATATTCTGTTCCTTCAGTTACAGCTTTCATTATTTCCCACCCCCTCATCATATCCAGAACTGCTCTGTTCTTGGTAAAAGGACTATCTATACCACTAAGAGAATTAGAGGTTTGAATTTTTGTTCTAATTTCACCAGGGATTGAATAAGTCATTGTTTACCATTTAGTGCGGTGTGACCAATATCTTGCAGAAAAAAAATCTGGATTAGGGTCTTGTGCATTATGTCTAGCATAATATGATTTTCTTCTAGCTTTATCTCTTTCTGATTTAGGATTTTTACCAGCACCAGTAACTCCTTGTTGACCAAATCGTATTAGTTTTATTTTATCGCCTTTCTTAGCCAATACCACATGAGATTTAGTGGGGTGACTAGGAGTTTTTTTGGGTTTATTAAATCCTTCTAGTCTATTTTTTGTAAGTCTGGGATCTTTTTTACTCATTTTCCGACCTTTGCCTGTGCCTTTTTATGGGCTTGGGTAAAAGTATCTCCTGCTCTCATTCGCCTTTTCATAAACTCCATGTGCTTATCGCTATGGTGTTCAGAATGTTTATCTAATAAATTTTTTTGGCGAGTGGTAAGTTTCACTTCTTTTTCTTTTTTTTCTTAGAACGTAGTTTTTTAAGATCCGCAGCCGTAATCTTATCCCGTGGTGGAGCAACAGCAGCTAGTTTACGTTGCTTTGCTGAATAAGATGATTTTGGCATTAGATAGCAGAGGTAATAGCACCATTAGTTATAAAACTAACTGATACTGTATTTATATCTCCAACTGTTGAACTATATGTAGTGCCTGTAATAATTCCGTTAAAACTTAGCTTTTTAGTTCCTGATGTATCTAAAAATAAGTTGAAAGCAGCATCTCCAGAATCTTCAGAAGTTAATACATCTGTAATAAGTTCAGCAGTATCATCTCCAGATGTTGCGGTATAAAAAAGATCAACTGTACCAGAACCAGAAACTAAACTTCCAATGTTTTTTCTTGAAGTATCACCATGAGCCGTTGTCTCAAGGGTGTCTTTTGTTACGTCTAATGTCCAAGCTGTTGTAGAAGCTACTGCTCCAACTGATCCAGTTCCGTTATCAAATGATACAGAGCCTTCTTCACCACGAAAAAATGCCATGATTCTAAGAAAATTTTACTTATAACAATATATTACCTTGAAACTGCGTTTTTCACAGTTATTTCTTTTTCTTTTTACGCAAAATATCTGCATCTGCTTTTCTTGCACCACCTTTTCCACTAATAAAACTATTCACTCTACCCATCGCCCATGCAGCCATTGGTACGTTTCGAGAACCAGAAGATAAATATGCTCCCTGTCCTCTGCGATACACTTGAGCAAGTTGTCCGTAAGTAAAACGGCTCTTATCTGCTTTTTTTCTTAGTGTTTCTTTTGTTTTTTCGCTTAGTGGTTTTCTTTTTGGTTTCATCTTGAGCAGATCGTGATTTGTTTATGGCTTTTATATCAATATACTCTCCTCTTTTGTACTTTTCTGCTGTTTCTTTTA